GTGGATATACTGCCAGTAAGTGATCCTAATATATTTAGTATGGCACAGAGAGTTATGTTAGCTCAACAAGAACTACAGATGGCACAAGCAGCACCACAAATACATAATCTAAGAGAAGCCTACAAACGTATGTACGAAGCTCTAGAAGTAAAAAACATAGATGAACTTTTACCTGAGCTACCACAGATACCTCCTAGAGACCCAGTTACAGAACAACAGGCAGCGATGCTTGGTCAACCGATTAAAGCGTTTGAGTTTCAAAGTCATGAGGCATATATCTCCGCCCATGCTGCATTTATGCAGAACCCTATGATGCAGGAAAACCCTATGGCATTACAGTCTATACAAGCTAACATACAAGAACATCAAGCGATGCTATACAAACAACAAATAGAAGCTGTTCTGGGACAACCGTTACCTGAATTACAAGAAGGACAAGAGATGCCACCAGAAGTTATGAATCAAATAGCTGCAGCTGCAGCAAAAGCTACACAAGAAGTTACAGGTCAAGCTCAAGCGATGGCAGAAGCTCAGGCTCGAGCAGAAGAATTAGATCCACTTTTACAGGTCAAACGTGAAGAAATAGCAGCAACAAGAGAACGTGATGCTTTACGAAGTCAGGTTGACCTAGCTAAAATTGAATCACAAGAATCTATAGCTGAAATGAAAGTAGCTCAAGATAGAGAAGAAGCACTCTTAAAAGCTCAAGATAGTAACAACAAAACGTATGGTCAGATATTGAAAGATATAAGATCATCAGATACAGACAGTCGAGGTGACTAATGAAAGATACAACTAAATTTAAAAAAGTTAGTGTTCCTGCTCCTGATAAAATTGACTTATCAAAACCAGTAAAAGGTACGGTAGTTTTAACTAAAACTAATAGCGATATCTTTGGTCAAGGTCAAAGCACAGTTCAGGGTAAAGGTAAAGCTACTAAAGGTACTAAATATAACACTAGCTCTAGTGGTGTAAGATAGTGTCTAAAAGACCAGGACTTTGGGCAAATATTCACGCTAAAAGAAAACGTGGAGAAAAAATGCGTAAAAAAGGTGACAAAGGTGCACCTACAGAAGCACAAATGAGACAGGCTCGAGGTATGAAAAACGGTGGAGTTTTTAAAGCTAAACACAGAGGTTGCGGTGCTGTCATGTCAAACCGTAGAAAAACCACTAAATACTCATGAGTGCTTCCCCTGATTCTTTTGTATACAACGCTGTGTTAGAAAGAGTAATAGACGGGGATACTATTGATGTAACTTTAGATCTAGGTTTTGATATAAAACTTCATAAACAAAGAGTAAGACTTGCTGGTATAGATACTCCAGAGAGTAGAACAAGAAACTTAGCAGAGAAAGCACTAGGTCTAAAGGCTAAAGATAGACTTATAGAAATATGTACTAACGATACACTACAGATTAAGTCTCTAGGAAAAGGTAAGTACGGTAGGATTTTGGGTGTTCCATATGTAGACGGAGAAGATGTTTGTCAAAAACTAATTGATGAAGACCATGCTGTTGAATATTGGGGCGGAAGTAAAACTAAAGTATGGGGATAGTCCATGAAAAGAAGTAAGTATGGCTCTATGCGTAAAATGTCCAAAGGTGGAGCAGCACGTAAAAAGAGCAAACGCAGAATGACTAAAAAGAAGAAGAAGTAAGTGGCGTACCTTATCAGCAACGTCCCTCACTTTAAGTGTTGGGTAAGAAGAGAGTTCACACACAATCATGAAAAATATCATGGCGAATATCTTCACGCTCTAGCGATTGCTGTTAATACAATACCAGATCGTTCATTAAGTTTTCAGGTAGTCTTCACAGGGTATGAATCAAACTGTGACGACTGGGACGAAGGCAACATACACGGTGGTGCCATGTGGGCAAGGATGCCTATACAAGCATTAGTCGCTGATATACCAAGTGAAGAGTACCCTGAACCTATGGAAGACCATTTATGTCAACCTTGGGACTGTGAATCTAGAGACCATTCAATCATAGTTATGGATCGAGTAAGTTCAAGCCCGTGGCTATGCAAAATCGATGGAAAGTTTTATAATGCTAAATATATGTTTACTGTAGATTATACTAATAGTGATATAGCTGATGATTCAGCTCAACACAAACAATCTCATGTAATGTATATTACAGAAGAAGGTAAATGGAAAGGTAACTTTGTAGCTCTTCCAAATAATAGAGTTAGAGCTACCAGCCCTGCTCTTTGGGTAACAGGCGAAGGAGCACCAGATTTTAAACCTTCTCAACATCTACACTCTGCAGAAGATCATGAAAGTTATTTAGATCCGATGATTACGTTTAATAATTTGTATGAAGAGGAAGTTTAAAAAAGTTTCAAAAAGCAAAAAAGGTGTGCCTAAAGCATATCTTAAAGGAGCTAAAAACCCTAAAGCAAGAGAAAAAGAAATATTAGCTACCCGTAAGAAGTATTTATCAGGTAAAATGACTAAGAAAGATTATGAAGCTGTTGAAAAATCAAGGGCTAAAGATAAAAAGAAAAAACCGACTAAAAGGAGGAAAAAATAATGGGAACCCCAGCTTGTGTAAAAAAGTACGCTAAAAGTAGTGGTAAATCTACTAGCACATTAAATAAAGTTTACAAACGTGGTCAAGGTGCATATTTTAGTTCTGGCTCTCGTCCAGGACAAAGCTCCCATAGTTGGGGTTGTGGTCGTGTAAGAAGTTTCGCTACTGGTAAAGGTGGTGCTCGTAAAGCAGACTCAGACCTATTAGGTAAAAAGAAGAAAAAGAAAGCTGCAGCTTATGGTGGTGAAATAAAAAAGATGAATAAAGGTGGTAAGTTCCCAGATTTAAGCGGTGATGGAAAAATTACTCGAAAAGATGTTTTAATAGGTAGAGGAGCCATTCCGAAACCTATGAAAAACGGAGGTGCAGTTTCTAGAGGATGTGGAGCTGTGATGTCTAATCGTAAGAAAAAGACTAAATATTTTTAAGATGCCTGAATATAGAGGAAGAAAAGTAACCTTAAATAAACCTAGAAGAATAGGTAAGGGAAAACCTGGATATGGCAAAAAGACTAGAGAAGTTTTTGTAAGAGACCCTAAAACAGGAAATATAAAAAGAGTTACTTTTGGTGATCCTAATTTAGGAGCACATCCTGGAGATAAAAAGAGAAAAAGGTCTTATTGTGCACGTAGTAAAGGTTTAGGTAGCGACAAAACTAAAGCTAATTACTGGTCACGTAGACAATGGAAGTGTTAATGGACGGGCTATACATAGTAGAAAAAACCTTACGAGATTTACGCAAAAGAAAAGAAGAACTAACAGATTTATTAGCAACTGGTGGTGTACAAGACTGGAACAGTTACAATAAAGTTTTAGGAGAACTTTCTGGTCTAAGTTCTGCTGAAAGAATTATTATAGACCTGCAAAACATCAAGGAGCAAGAAGATGACTGATGCAACTCAAAGTAAAAAAGTACCTGATCATGTAGACAGGTTTAAAGATAAACCTATTGAACCCACTATCAAAGAGGAGTTTACACCAGAAGCGGTGCAAGAAGATGAATCTTTAATAGAAAAACTTCCAACACCAACTGGATATAGAATACTCATCCTACCATTTACTCAAAAATCTGTCACTAAGGGTGGAATACATTTAGCTGATTCTTATTTAGAGAAAGAAAGATTAGGTACTAACGTGGGATTCGTAGTATCATTAGGACCAGATGCTTACAAAGATAAGAATAAATTTCCCAACGGTGCTTGGTGCCAGGAAAGAGATTGGATTATTTTTGGAAGATACGCAGGAGCTAGAATCAAAATTGATGGCGGTGACTTGCGTTTATTAAACGATGATGAAGTACTCGCTGTGGTGAATAACCCAGAGGATGTACAGTAATCACGCAACTATTTACATAGGAGTATAATCATGGCAGAAACCATGCAAGAAACAGAAACAAATGAAGTTCAAATAGAACTTGAAAACGAAAACGAAGAAGCGACTACCGAAGAAGCTGTAGTAGTAGAAGAAACTCAACCAGAAGAAGCTCAAGTAGAAGTTGAAGAAACTTCTGAAGACTCTACTGAAAAAGAAGTAGCTGACTACAGTGAATCAGTCAAAAAACGTATCAATAAACTCACATATAAAATCAAGGAAGCTGAAAGAAGAGAACAGGCAGCATTAGAATATGCGAAAAATGTTCAAGAACAATTAAATAAAACTAACGAAAACCTTTCACAAAAAGATAAATCACTATATGATGAGTACAGTGCAAGAGTTGCAAGCCAACTTGCTACTGCCGAGGATAAGTACAAAGCTGCTTACGACCTTGGAGACACAGACGCAATGATAGAACATCAAAAAGATGTAGCAAAACTTGCTGTAGAATTAGAGAGCTTAAATCGTGTTAAACCTGATGAAGAACAAAAAACTCAAACAACTAATGTTGAGGAAGAAGTTCAGCAAAAGGCTACAGAACAGGCTCAAGCTCAACCAACTCCAGACCCTAAAGCTCAAGAGTGGGCTAAGAAAAATGAATGGTTTGGTACAGACCTAGCTATGACTACGAGTGCTTTTGCTTTTCATAGAGAGTTGGTAGAAAACGAAGGTTTTGATCCTTCTTCTGATGAGTATTATCAGGAGATAGATAAAAGAATGGTGGAGAATTTTCCTCATAAATTTAATGGAGGAGAAGTCTCTCAAACTAATAACGTTCAAGAGAATGTTGCTGCCCCCAGCAGAGGTGCTAGAGGCAAAACAGGAAAAGGACGCACTGTCAAGTTGTCACCTAGTCAGGTAGCGATTGCTAAAAGATTAGGCGTCCCACTTGAAGAATATGCTAAACACATAAAAACATAGGAGAAAAAAATGACAGAGGATAATAAAACTACTGAAGTCAAAACAGATCGAACTCCAAGATCTGCAGATACTCGAGATAAAGAATCTCGTCTTAAACCATGGCAACCACCGTCTTTATTAGACGCACCGATTCCGCCATCTGGTTATGTCTATCGCTGGTTACGAGAATCAATGGTAGGGCAAGATGACAAAGCGAATATGTCAAAACGTATCCGTGAAGGTTGGGAACCTGTTAGAGCAGAAGACCACCCTGAGTTTGAAGCACCAACTGTTGACGATGGTAAACATGCAGGAGTAATTGGAGTAGGTGGATTAATTTTAGCTAAGATGCCTATCGAAACCGTCGAACAAAGACGTGCATACTACGCCAAAATGTCTTCAGATCAAATGGAGGCAGTCGATAACAATCTTATGCGAGAAAGTGATTCAAGGATGCCTATTAGTAACCCTAGTAGACAAAGTAAAGTTACTTTCGGAAGTGGAGGTACTGACTCTAAGTGAGTACCATGTTATTTTATATGAATATAAAAGGTGAAATATAATGGCAAATGTAAATAGCCCAAATGGTTTCACACCAGCATATCATATGTCAGGAGGCACTATCAGACCTTCTGAGTTTGAGATCGCGAGTGGCACTAACGCATCTATCTTTAGTGGTGATGTAGTTAATCTATCAAGTGGTTTAGTAATTCAGGGGACTGCAACAGGTGCGCCTCTTGGTGTATTTTATGGTGTGGAATATCAAGCAACTGATGGTTCTGTCGTCTTTTCAAAAGTATGGACAGCAGATACTGTCACATTAGGTGCTGCGAATGCGAAAGCGTATGTTTATGCCGATCCAGATATTGTATATGAAGCTCAGTCTACTGGGACTCCTACACAAGCATCTATTGGTACAACTAATACAATTTCGACAACTGCAGGTGATTCTAACACAGGTCGATCAAAAGAAGGTGTAACAACTACAACTTCTAGTGGTATTGCGACAGTAGTAGGGTTTGTTGATAGACCCGATAACTCTATTGGTCAGTACGCTAGAGTGTATGTTATGTTCCCTACTTCTGTATTTGGCAACAACTAAAGGTGATTAATAATGGCAATTAACAGAGCACAATTAGTAAAAGAACTCGAGCCAGGATTAAATGCACTCTTTGGTCTTGAGTATAATAGGTACGAGAATGAACATTCAGAAATTTTTGATACAGAAACTTCTGATAGAGCATTTGAGGAAGAAGTGATGTTATCAGGGTTCGCACAAGCTCCAACAAAAGGAGAGGGTGAAGCGGTAACTTATGATTCAGCACAAGAAACTTTCACATCTCGTTATACGCATGAAACAGTAGCTTTAGCGTTTTCGTTGACAGAAGAAGCTATCGAAGATAACCTCTACGATACTCTTTCTTCTAGATACACAAGAGCTTTAGCTAGATCTATGGCAAGCACGAAGCAAGTAAAAGCTGCAAACGTACTTAACAATGGTTTTAATTCTAGTTTCCCTGGAGGAGACGGAAAAGAACTATTCGCTACAGACCACCCTACTATAACTGGTGGTGATCAAGCGAATGAGCCAAGTACCGACGCTGACTTAAACGAAACTTCGTTAGAGAACGCTATGATTGATATCTCTCAGTTTAAAGACGAAAGAGGAATTAAAATTAACGTTCAAGCTAGAAAGCTGATTATCCCACCACAGCTGCAGTTTGTTGCAGAGCGAGTGTTAAACTCTCCTGGAAGAGTGGCTACATCAGACAACGACGTCAACGCACTGAAAAACATGGGAATGTTACCAGAAGGTTACGTTGTAAATCATTATCTTACTGATACTGATGCTTTCTTTATAAAAACTGATGCACCTAACGGTCTGAAGCACTTTGAAAGAGCGCCAATGACAACTGGTATGGAAGGAGACTTCGAAACTGGTAACGTAAGGTACAAAGCTAGAGAAAGATATTCCTTTGGTTTTAGTGATTTCCGTGGAATTTACGGATCTAAAGGAGCGTAGTTTATTACGTTATTTAGGAAAGGGAGCTTCGGCTCCCTTTCTTTTTTGATGTAGATAAGCTAGAATGACAATACAACTAGGAATTTTTACAACTATCTATCGACTGACCTAGCAGACAAGCCAAGACGATAGATTTAATTAAGGAGACTTAATATGGCAAAATCAACTTTTAGTGGACCGATAAGGTCAAAAGCAGGGCTTTTTTCTGCAGGAAGTGAGAGTGTAGTCAGTTTAACTGCTGACACTACTTTGACAGTAGATGATCACGCAGGAAGAATATTAGCTTGTAACGACGCTGATGGTAAATTTACTTTACCTACTATTCTAGCTTCCCCCTTACGTCTTCAGTTAAATAATTTAGGAGCTACTTACACTTTCTTTGTAGAAACAGCAGCAACTGATATGGATATCTTAACAGATGGTACTGACAAATTTGTTGGTGGTTTATACACAGGTAAAGATGACGCTACAGGTAAAACATTTGTTGCAGGTGCAACTAATGATGTTATTACTCTTAACGGTTCTACCAAAGGTGGACTAGCAGGTAGTATTATCAGAGTAACTGCTATCGCTGATAACAAATATGCTGTCGAAGGTATAATTTTAGGTTCAGGCACTATAGTTACACCATTTGCTGACTCATAATAGGAGGTAAATTATGGCTGATGCAGTAACCTCAACAACTGTTCTTGACGGTGATAAAGACTTCATAGTTCAGCTAACTAACGTAAGTGACGGCACTGGAGAAAGTGCTGTCGCTAAAGTAGACGTAAGTACTCTTACAGCACGTAAGAGCGACGGTGCAGCATGTACAGGGGTTAAACTTAAAAAAGTTTATTATTCTATTTTAGGTTTCACTAAAATAGGCTTGTTCTGGAATGCGACCTCAAATACTTTATGTATGGAGTTAAACCCAAGTGCTGATGGTATTTTAGACTTTTCACCTTTCGGTGGTCTACAGAATACAGCAGGCTCAGGTAAAAACGGAGATCTTTTACTTACAACCACTGGTCATACCTCAGGCGATACATACATGATAGTTCTACACTGTACAAAGGACTATGAATAATGGCTACTTCGGGTACTAAAACTTTTAGTTTAAACATAGCTGACACTATTGAGGAAGCGTTTGAACTAGCAGGATTAGAACTCAGAACAGGCTATGATGCAGAGACTGCTCGGCGATCATTAAATATTATGTTCGCCGATTGGTCTAATAGAGGTGTAAACTTATGGACTATAGATCAAGTAAGTCTAACATTGACAGCAGGTACTAATCAATACACATTAAATTCTTACGACGTAGACATCGTGTCTGCTGTAGTGAGACAAACTATATCTGGCAGTACAACAGACCTACAACTTAATAGAGTAGGTAGAACAGAATTTTTGAACATACCTGATAAAACCAGCACAGGTAGACCTACACAATATTTTTTAGACAGAGCTACAACACCAGTTCTTAATATATGGCCAACACCAGACACTGTTGCCACATATACATTAATAACTAACAGAGTTACAAGGATAGATGATGTAACAGCATCTAATCAAGATCCTGATGTGCCTTCAAGGTTTATGCCTTGTATGGTAAGCGGTTTAGCATATTATCTTGCTATGAAGAAAAACCCTGAAAAAGCTCCCATGTTAAAACAACAATATGAACAAGATTTTAAATTAGCTGCAGATGAAGATGGAACAAAAGTTTCTTTACATCTTGTGCCTAGAAGGAGCTATTATTAATGGCGTATGCTTTAGGAAAATACTCAAAAGCCCAGTGCGATAGGTGTGGTTTTGTTTACCCTTATTTAGAACTCAAAGAAGAGTGGCAAGGATTAAGAGTTTGTAAAGATTGTTATGAACCTAAAGCTCCACAAATAGACCCCATAAATGTACCTGTAGACCCTGAGGCACTTAGAGACCCGAGGGTTACAGAGTCCGCACCAACTGCTGGAAACGGGGTAGTGAGGACAGAAAATAGCGTAGCGAATGGAGTAAGTTCTCCTTCTACTTTTGTTTCTCATAACGATGTTATCGGGTCAAGTTTTCGTAGTAGTCAAATAACTTCTGGATTGGGTAGTGTAACAGTTAGTATAGGATCATAACATGAGTTGGACATATTCATCTTTAAAAACAGCTATACAGGATTTTTCAGAAAGTACAGAAAGTACCTTTGTTACACACCTTAATGATTTTATTCAAGGAGCTGAAGAAAGAATTTTAAAAGGTGTTGAACTTGACCAATTTAGAAAAAACGTAACAGGTACAGGCACATCATCTAATACATATTTAAGTATGCCTACTGATTTTCTAGCTCCGTTTAGTTTAGCTGTAATAGATGCCGACAATAACTATAATTTTTTAAAATTAAAACACGTGAGTTTTATAAGAGATTTTACTCCTTCTATAGCAACTACAGGAACACCAAAGTATTATGCTGAGTTTGATCAGTCCTCTTTTATTTTAGCTCCTGCACCTAGTAGTAATTTTACTTTTGAGTTACATTATTTTTATAGACCGAGTTCTCTTACAGAGGCAGGAGATAGTGGTACAACATGGCTATCTACTAATGCACCTAATGCTCTATTATACGGTAGTCTGGTAGAAGCTATGATATACTTGAAAAGTTATGAAAATGTTGGTTTATATGAACAAAGGTTTCAAGAGGCACTCGCTCAAATGAAAAACTTGGGAGAAGCTAAATCTACAAGAGATCAGTTTAGATATGATGAAATTAGAAGGACACCACAAGCCTGATGTATGAAATAAAAGTAGGCGATGTAGCTATAAAAACTACACAAAATACAGGATTAAGTCCAGAATATTGGACTGAAAGAATAATGGAACGCTTAGTTCAAGTTAGCGATAATGCTGATCCTTTAGTACAAGCTCAAGCTAGAGCTTTTAAAGAGAATATTGAAAAAGTTGTTTTATTATACTTGAGACAAGCTATAGCTTCCGATAGAAGCACAGTAGCAGGTCTTTTAGAAAAACAAGGTCATTGTAAAATGGCTGAAATTATAAGGAGGCTATAATGGCTATATCACAAGCAATGTGTACATCTTTTAAACAAGAATTAATGGAAGGTACGCATAATTTTAAAAACTCTGGTGGTAATGATTTTAAATTAGCGTTATACACCAGTTCTGCGTCTTTAGGTGCGGGCACAACTGCGTACACTACTTCTAACGAAGCAAGTGGTACTGGTT